GTGACAAAGCACCATTCAGCGTCTGCGCCGCATGGGTCTTGGATCGTAGGGTCCATGTAGACGCTAAAGGAGTTGCGGACGCGCATGATGCGAACGTCTTGGTCAAAGGTTTCTTCGTTACAATACTCTGTAATTAGACGAATGTAACCTTCACCATACGTTACTTGGTTGTCGCAGGCTGTGTCGTAAGCCACGTCAGCGTCGGACATATATTCAATATGCCGCACGACGCCGTCAAAAATCGCTGCCACTTCAATGTCAGCATTGTCATCGACAGGGATGACCTTACCGGCTGGGCGATTCTGGCGCTGTTCGTTCGTTACCTGACGGACGTGCTGCGGCAGTTTGTTAATTGTCAAGCAGGGACGTGCGTTAATTGTCTGGCCTTGCACCGCGCCGCGGGTCGCCAACACGTCAGCAGGCCACTGCCACTGGTTGTCAGGGCTGCCGGCCATGAACCGAAGGTCGTCCAGTTCGTCTTCACGGCTGTCCGAATAGGCTGCCATCGACATCTGTAGCCGATGGCGCATAGTTGCCATTGTATCAGGGTCACCGCGAGTGTTTGCTGGATCGCTACCGATGTCAGCTACGTCGCCTACCTTGTTAATTCCTGTCGGATCAGCCATTGCGGTTACTTTTTACCTTTTTTGGCGGCTTCACGTTTTACGCTATACGCGATTGCGACCGCCTGTTTGACAGGTTTTCCGGCTTTTACCTCGGCCTTGATGTTCTTGCGGAACGCGGCTTTGCTGGGCGACTTGACCAAAGGCACTTTATTTCTTCTTCTTTGCCGGTGTGGGCTTCATGTTCACGGTTGTGCGTGTGACCTGTACAGGTTTCTGTACAGGTTTCGGCATTTTAACGGGAGCGCGTCCGCCGGCTGCGCTTGTCGTGCCTTCTTTTGGCATGGGTGACTTCAGGCGTTCGCGGAGCATCTCTGCGTTGCGTTCAGCCTTGACAGTACCAGACTTGTACAGGGCTTTGGTGAACTTATTAGCTGGCATTTACTTACCCTTCTTAGCTGGTTTTTTAGCGGTTTTGGCGCTCTCTTTGAACGCTTTGGCTGTAGGGGCGCCTTTAGTGCCCGGCTTACGCATTTTTTCGCCTGATCCAGCGGCGATGCGGGCTTTCTTGGCGTTGATGTTGGCATATAGACCGGGTTTCATGGGCATTTCCACCTTTTCAAACTAGCTTTGGCACGTTCGCCATTCTTAGCTTTAGCTGCTACTGCACCCATGCGGGCGCAGAATGATGCTTTGCGTCCTGCATCAGCCTTTGTCTTCGGGCTGGGCGCAGGCGCTTTTAACTTGCTGCCGGTTGCAGCATTATACTTTGCTCTACCAGCGGCTGTAAGCCCTGCACCCTTAGATACAGGCAGCTTTTCACCCCGGCCTACGGACAACGACACAGATTTTTTCTTGTCTGCCATTAACTGCCCATCCAGCTTGTAGATACTCCGGCGGGAGAATACCCGCTTGACGAGCGTCTGTCAACGCGTCCTTGTCGAAAATCCTGTGACGCTACAGGAAAGGCAAATGTCACCGCTATGGCGTCCGCTGCGTCAGGCGACGCCAGCCCGCGTGACTTCATATCTTTCTTGCTTTCAAGGAACAGCGTCCCCTTGCTGTCCGGCTTGGTGCGCGGGCTGATGAGGTCAGTTTTCAGGAACCTGTCGTTGGGGATGTGCGCCGTCTTGAGCCAATCCCGCATGGCGCCCCACATCTCTGCGCGCTTGTTACCCCACATGATCTGGTTCTTGGCCTTATTGCCGAAGTTCACGCCGCGTATTTTGTACCGCTGTTCCTTCAGCCGGTCCACGACGCCGGCGCCTAACCCGCCTTCGTCGATGCAGACCAACGCAGGCTTGAACTGCTCTATAGCGTCAATGACGTACCCAGCCACTTCCATAGTGTCAGCCCCGCGGTGTCTCCGCAGTTCCAAGATGTCACGGCCCTGCCGTATGGCGATGACGGTGGCGTCCGCCCCGAAGCGTGCAGGGTCCACACCTATTACGATGGGCGCGCTGTCATCTTTGATGGGTGGGCGCTTCATGGCATCATCAACCAGATTGCTGCCAATGAACTGATCGTCACCTTCTGACGGGAAGTTACCGTAGACTTCGACGCTGGCTTGGTAGCTGTCTGGCCCGTACTCGTCGATGATGCGCTGGTACAGGTTTTTGTCTGTACCCTCGACATCACGGGCGTCGATGGTGCGTGTTGTCCAGAACGCCCGCTTGCTGTGGAACGTCTCGTAGAAATAGCCTGTGTTACGCCGCGGGTTGGAGAAGGCCAGATGGAACCTATGTGGTGTGTTCTCTGTGAAGAAACCATCCGATACGGACCAGATCGAGTCTGGAATACCGCTGGCTTCGTCAAAGATCAGCATTACACCGTCGAAGTTGTGGACACCAGCGTATGCGTCAGGGTTCTCTTCTGACCACAGCCGGCCTTCGACTGACCAGTAGCGCGTGCCTTTCTTCAGGTCGCGCTCGACCAGTTCCGTCAGCCACTTGGCTGGCATGATGCGTGTGGCTGCTATTTCAAACCAATGACTGTTGAGTGACATCGCCAGCCACTTAGTAATTTCTGCCCATGTGACGGAGCGCAACTGCGCTTCGGAGTTTGCCGACACGATGGTAGTGCTGCCGATCCTTGATGACAGCATCCAGATGGTGAGCCATGACACCAGCGCCGACTTACCGATACCGCGTCCTGACGCAATCGCCAGTCGCGCTGTGTCAAAGTCAACCTTGCCGTTGTTCGCCTTGATGTGGTCACGCAAATCGCCAAGTATCTGGCGTTGCCATTTGCGCGGTCCGGGGAAATGTTCTAGCGGTGTGCCGGCTTGGCCCCACGGGAATGTGTACAGCACAAATGCTAGGGGGTCATCCTTTAGTGTGGGCGACCACAGCCGCGCCATCAACTCCATCTCGTCTTGCGCTGAATATATCGGCTGCTGCATGTGTGTTATCCTCTAGGCGGGGCGTCACGTCAGTGTACAGCCCCTCGATGACGCGCGTCTGTGCTTTTTCCAGCGCGCCTGTAATGCTTATCTGTTGGTCGATGTTTACGTCGATCTGCTGCTTGGCTACCCAGCCGTGCTGATGCTTTAGTATCTCCAGCGCGGCCTTGCTGTCGCCATCGCGCGCCGCTTCGTACATGGTCTTAGCCGCTGTGTACTCGCCGTCGCTGCGACCTTTGATCTCGGCCATCTCGACCAGCGGGTCAGCGTCGGCCAGCACGCGGAATTGCCGTGGGGTCATGCCAGCCGCCATAGCGAGGCTGTCACCCTTCAGGCCGTAGCGGGCAGCGGTGTATATCGCCTCTAGCCGCGACTCGGTGGCCTGCGTCCGCTCTGGCGTAAATGGCAGTGAGTAAAATGTCATTGGGCCGCATACTAATCTACTGGGCGCAGATACGCAACAGGCTTTGATGCAGTGACATTTTAAAAAAATAAAAATTGTTTGCGTACCGTGCCCGTGACAGTCACGCGGCGCTCGGCCCTACGCCCCCCACCCCCCTGCTCGACGCGTTCTGGATTTGTTCTTGCTGCTAGATTCTGGGTTGGCCTTTCCTTTCCTGCTAACATCGATGTTAGTAAAAACACATTTTGCTGGCTGGATTAGAGTTTACAATTGTTAACACAATTGGCGGTCTAGGCTATGCGTTTGCAAGTCGGCGATGAGTTGAGTTGCTACTTTACGTTAACGTAAAGTCTAGGCGATCTAGGCGATCTAGGCTATCGGTTTTCAATCGCCACGAATACAACGCTAACCGTATAGGTTATATTCTATATAACATTTTTATTTTTGATAGTGACTACATAACCAATAGCCTAGATCGCCTAACTATCTCCAAGACGCGCCGTAATCCGTTACTTTTTCCTAGGCTATTTAGGGTGAAAACATAGCCTAACTCATGACTATTCCGCCTATTTCAGCACATAACTTATCCACAGATTTATTTTCACCCTAAAATGCCTGGTCTTTTCTAGGCGATTCTAGGCTATTGGAACAGAGATAGAACAGAACCAGAACCTTTTGAGACTTGCCCTCTTTAGGTGTTAGACTACCCTCAAACTCAAATCGCGCTGTATGGGCTTTAAAATCGGTTTTAGAGGGTAGTGCTAAAATGCCACACAATTTAGTGCAAATCTGGAAAATCGACATGGCGATGCAAAATAGTGTCTTTTATATACCCTCAAACTGTGTAGAATGAGGGCACAGCATGACGCTGTAGGAGTGAACGACATGAACGAACAAGACCTTATAAACGCCGTCCGCAATCACGCGCTGCGGACATACGAATCTGACGGTTGGGACTATGTTGTCGAATGCTGGTCAGACGGCGACATTCTCGAATGTCTCGACGGCGCAGAAACGATCGCGCAAGCAATCGCCAATGTCCGCGCTGCGCTTGCGCCGCTGGCAGAGCGCCGCGACGAAGTCCGCGCCGCTGGCGGCGAATGGTAAACCTATGCAGCGTGGTGCAGCTGCGCCACGCTGACCTTTTCAACTGGAGTGAGAACCAATGACGACATCTTGTTTACATCAATACGCCACCATTGGCGAAGCGCGCGTCGCGCGTAAATTAGTTAAGGCAGCTCTCGATCGTGAATTGTCTGTCAGTGTGTATGACGGCGAAGAGTGGACGGTGACAAAAGCATGGCGCCTAAAGACTGTTTTAGACGCCCTAGCGACGACCGGCGAAGATACGCTGCGTATGTATGCGCCTACCGGCGATTGCGTCGGAACGTTCTATCTTGTTTACGGCAACGAAGAGGACGGCAGCTGCCTAATTGCCGATCACACAGACAACGATATCTGCCAGCGCATGTTTGAGGCAGCGCAACCTGTAGACGCATAACAACCCAAGGCCGGCAATCCCGCCGGCCTTACAATACAGTAAAGGACAGTAAAATGACTAACGAAACAACAATCACCATATCTGCCGATCTATTGCGCGCTGCGCTGATCTGCGCTTCAACAGAACAAGCGCGCTATTATCTCAATGGCGTTTATGTGGATCCTACAGGCTATGTCGTATCGACCGACGGTCACCGACTATTCTGTGGCAAGATCGACGTTAGTGATATGCCCGAATTTAAAGGTTGGATTATCCCTAGCGACGTTATCAAGCGCGCGCTGACAGGTTATAAAAACAAAACGATCGACATAAGCCCTAATCGTTGCGGCGACATGTCCTGCCAGTCGATCGACGGATCGTTTCCTGATTGGCGTCGCGCTATTCCAACCGGCGATCTGTCCGGTGAAGTTGCACAATTCAATCCTGCTTATGTTGCGGACATGGGTAAGATCGGCAAGCTGTTAGGCGGTAAAAGCTCGTTAGAAGCGCATTTGCACCATAACGGACAGTCACCGGCTGGTGTTACCTTCCCGCTCTATCCAAGCGCATTTGCTGTGCTGATGCCTATACGGTCGAGCCATACAGCGCCTGATACAGCATGGCAGGACGCGATCGCCGCCTAACGCCATATTAGCCGCGCGGCTAACCGTCGCGCGGCATTTATGGCGCTAGTGCCAATTATAGGAGTGAGACACTATGTTATCAGAAAAGCAAATAGCAGAGCCTAACTTTGAACGGCTGGCAGATATAGCGACAGACGCATTCTTTGATATGCTGAAACGCGCAAACGTAAACCATGCGTTCAGTTCCAAACTAGATGAGGTGACAACCGATCGTCTGGTTGATGAACTGACCGCTTTTCTTATCCGTTTAGATCGCCGCCAACAAAAGGAGCAAAACTAATGACTAAGTTTGAAACAGGCAAAACCTATTACACCCGCAGCGTTGCGGACTATGACACGATCGTGCGCGTCACAGTTGCAAAGCGCACCGACAAAACGATCGTGACCGCCGCCGGCGATCGCCTTAAAATTAAAATCTGGGATGGCGTCGAACAGGTCAAGCCTTGGGGTTCGTTCTCTATGGCGCCGATCGTGGGCGCTGACCGCCTGCTGGCAGGTGAGGCATGACAGCCCACCTAACAATCATCACATTCTTTTGGGGCGTCTTAGCCCTATCAATATACGCAATCATTAAAACAGTGAGGGAAGCATAACATGACAAACGACCGCAATTATCTCCGCATGATGCACGACTGCGAACTGACGCGCTACGCACAAGACAACGTCCGCACCGAATTAGAATTTATCCTGTTGGAGCGTCTGGAGCATCTGATAGGCGTTGACGACCAACTAGAGGATGCAAAGCGCGAGATTGACGAACTAAACGCACGGCTCGACAGTTGGATGGAACAAGCCAACACCCTGCAAGCGCAACTAGAGGCCAAATGATCGCGGTAATCGCTGGAGCCGCTCTTTTCCTATTAACTTTATTACTGGATGATTAATTATGAACCAATATCAAATTGCAATCATTGCACTGTTAGCCATGCAAGCCGTTACCTTAATCATTCTATGGCGGACGCATTTAGACCGTGAGTGGTTTCGTAACGCATGGCTGCGCGAGGGCACTGAATTGCTGAACATCAAGCAGAGGCAAGACTGATGGATTACGCACTACGCAAGCAAATCCTGCACCTTGCCGGATATATCAGTGACCGCAGCGTCATTGCGGCCTATATCAACAACGAACACGGCCTGAACCTGACGCTGCGCGATATTCTGGAAGTGACAGCCGAAAACAAACGGCAATTCTATTGCCCTGACCATAGGCCCATGACGCCCTCGCCGCTGATTGTGACGCACAAGCATAAGGGATACGACCCGCTAGCCTTGGCGCTGTTCAAATACCATGCAGCACGGTCATTCGGGCCGGAACAAAAATATTGGCTTGAACGGCTAAACGACAAGCGCGCCAAACCTAAGACAACAGTGGAGTTATAACATGATCAAAACACAACAAGCCGCGCCTATGGGGCGCAAGCATCGCATATCATCCGACAGCGCATGGCCGCTGCGCGGGCTGGACGGCAAGACCTTCGCGGAACGCCGCGCAGAGCGCGAAAAGGAGCAAAGCAAATGAGCCGCCCGATGGTATACCCAATGGGAACGCTAGAGGTTGGCGAGATCGCCACCATGCCAGCCACCAAGAAGGGCGATGCCAAGCGCATTAGCCGCAACGTAAGCCAATACGGCATCCGTAACGGCAAAGCGTTCAAGTGCCGCACTGTGGGCGGCGTAACCTTCATTACTAGATGGATGTAAGCAAATGAAAGCCACAGAACGCCAAGTGACACATGAAACGCTTGCTAAGTTAGGTATGCCGTATGCCCTTGTCTGCGAATATCGCGGCGGACACGACGCGCGCAAGTTTACGCTGTTTGACGGATTTAATACGCAGCATGAAGCCGAAAGCGAAGGCAGACGGATTGAAGCAGCTAAACCCTTCGCAGACGGCAACGGCGGGAAGCGCGGCTATGCCGATTTGAAATGGCGTGTGGAAGTGCTGCACGACACAGAGGGGCAGAGCAAATGACCAATATAAGCGAATGGGGCGCAGTCATGCGCCTAGCCAGACGCGCTGCGCTGTTGGCTGGCGAAGAACAGCGCCGCCTTGGACGTGTGACGGAGCAAGAGGATAGCAGCATCATGCTGTATACCGACGACCCGACCACGGCAGGGTTGTTCGCCCGCAATTCCGATATGGCTGCGATGTGCAAGACCAGCGGCATTGAAGGCGTGTGCATCGTCATGGGCGACAAGTTTCCGCCAGCAGCGCATGAAGCCGAGCGTTCCGACCCTGAACTGCCGCGCGTTGCTGCGATGTGGTTCCCCGCCAATGGCGACAAATGCCCCCGCTGCCGCCTGTTCAGGCGCACGACAGGCGAAATATGCAACCCATGCGAAAGGAGACTAGCAGCATGACAGACTATGATGATGACGACGACGAATTGGCACTGCCCGAACGATACATCGAACGCGCAGGCGAAACCTTAGCCTACCGCCTGATGGAATATCTGGAGTTTCTGGGCGTGATAGGCAAGGACCATGTGTCTTACCTGCGCTACCCACCCATCGAATTGATCGAGGACGCCGAAAAGGCGCTGAAAGACGAATAAAATGCCAATAGTAAAACGGACTAGGCGTATGTGGACACCTGAAATGGATGCAGAATTGATAAGCTATTATGAACACGGCCTAAGACCATCCTACATGGCGGAGCAAATGGGGCTGACCATTGCTTCTGTTGAAGGCCGCTATAGGAAACTGAAAAAAGGGCTGCGCTAACAGACAATAAAAAGCCCCCGGCGGAGTGAGGACACCGGGGGCTTAATCAGGTTAGCGGAGCATTGCCAACCCAAGCTGTATATCATCGCCTGATATCAGATGTCAATTCCTGCCTAAGTTTGTCAGTGTGCCCGACTTAGGCAAGTCTTCCGCCATGCGGCGCAACTCTGATTTGGTGTGCTTCTTAACGAGATCAGGCGCGACAAAGATGTGCTTTTTGGTAGGCAATTCGGTCGAACCAACCCGCCCCATGTCAACCCAGCCGGCTTCCTTTAGCGCATGAAGCAGCGCAGCTTGCGGAACCTTCACACCAGCCGGCACGTTGACCGCCAGTGCATCGCAGATGCGATGGAAAGGCCCACCAATGACGCCATCGGAGAACACGCCCGACCGCGTCCGCATCATGTCCACAAGGTAGCTTTCCGCAACGCTCATGCCATGCTCGACCATGTTCAGCTTCCATTCGGTCACTGGCGGCGCAGCAGCAGGGTTGAACGCCGACACGTCGCGCTGATGCAGCCAAGCGGCGCACTTCTCATAGCCGCCATTCTGATACCAGCCCCACAGCGCATTGGCTGCGGCTGGCGTCATACGCGGTGCGCGTGTCCACACGCAGAACCAGCGACGATCCTGTGTCGGCAGCGTGATAGGTAGCGGATCGTTCGTGTAGGCAACCACCATCAAACGGTTGACCAACTCGTAAGGATGCATCCCCTTACGGTTGACCGACAGCGTTTCAGGCGGTGCGGCGATGAGCGGCTTTAGTTTGTTAGCCATAGCGCGACGTTCGCGTGCCTCTGGCTCCTTCAACTCGTTCAGGATGACAACTTCAGCCTCAAGCGAATAACCCCACTGGCTATCCAACCCGCCAGCCTCAATGACTGACCGGTTGCGCCAATGCTTGCCACCAAGCGCCCACAAGAACGGCTGGAACATACTGTCCTTACCAGCGCCTTCATCACCGCCGATCAGGATGGCATGGTTAATCTTGACGTTAGGGTGCTGTATCTTGAACGCCATAGCATCAAGGATGTGGTCTAACTCGACATCATCTGACACCAGACTGCGGCAATGCTCTAGCCAAGGCTCGACATCGTGATCCGCGATTGTGTCGCTAAGGGCTACATCAGGACGGGCGTTTGTCCAGCGGTTGCCGTAGACCAACCCGTCACGCGTCACCAGAACGTCATCGCCAGCGGCGAACGTCACCGCTGCCAGTGCAGGGGCGCCGCGATCCTGACGGCGCTCGTCAAAATAAACGGACGCCTGCACGCGCTGCGTCTTCTTGTGGACGGAGCGGCAGTCAATGTGACGAAACAGGGCGTTAAAAACGTTGCGGGCTATCTCCTGACGCGTCACCATGTCGAAATAGCAGTCATCGGACTGTATGTAGGCGAAACGCTCGAACCACTCGCTTTGTTCCAGCCGTCCTGCCTCTTTCTTTTCGACCTCACGCACACGCGCTGCGGCCTCATCTGGGAAGGCTTCGGTCGGCGCAATCTTGTCATACATCGACGCCAGACGCTCTGCGATTAACTCGTCACGCAAGCCCGGCGTTACCTTGGGGCCGTTGTTGTTGGCTACCCAATCAAGGAATGTCCGGCTGTCAAGGTCTTGACAATGCCCATGATAGCAGCAGAACGAACGGTCGAGCGGCTTGTAGCGCGCCTCGATCATGCCGTCGCTGTGTTGCTCATGGTTAGGGCAGACGATGCCGCACCAGCCGTCGGCGTTAGGATGGCTAAGGACTAGGTTGTTGTCCGCAAGCCATGTCAGGACGTTGTCAAGCCCATTGTCGCGCAACTGCACCGCTTTATATTCGGCTGTGTCGCCTTCGGCTGGCGTAACGTCTAGCGCCTCGCAGATTTGCTCCAGCGTGTATTCACGGTCTGGGTGGAACTCGACCAGCCGCGCAGGAAAGTTATTGCGTCCGCGCTTCAGGTTGACGCTGCCGGGGATGCGGCAGTTGCGGACAGCGTTAGTCGCGCCGGGATCGGTGTAGCCTGCATCGGCAATCGCCTTGATGGCAGCGCAGAAGTCGCCCTTCTTTGGCTGTTCGCTGAACGCATAGCCCCACTGAAACGAACCTTCGCTGGTTTCCAATATCCATGTCGGGTCAAGCGGTGGCTCTTTCGACTTAGTGCCGACATCGTCCAGCATCATAAACAACACATACTCAACGTTGCTCGACTTGGCGGACGGCTTGCCGTCTACAAAGCGGTCAACGATGAACGAACCTGTGTTGACATACCATGCCTCGCCTTCTTTCATGCGGGTCTTTTCTGGTAGGAACGCAGGAAAGGTGGCCTTCGGTGCACCGTCTGCATGGAATATCAGGTTGCCGTCGCTGTCGTGCTGCGGCTTCTGACGCACGACCAAAGCCGTCTCGCCGACATTGTCTGTCGCCAATCCGGTTATATATTCGATAAACTTGATGCGATCCTCACTCATCGCTTGCTCCTTATTTGCCATATCGTTCCATAATCGCCACTTCTGCGTTCAGGGGTAGCCCCGACGCCCAAGGTGGCGGCTCACACATAATCTGCACCAGCCGCGCTGCGGCGGCTTCGGCTTCATCCTCTGGCACTTCCAAGACGATTTCATCGTGGATGTGCAGCACTACGTTATCCAATCGACGCAAGGCATGGCGCAGCAAGTCGTTGGCGACAGCCTGCGTGATGTTCTCACACGCCAGACCGCGCCATAGCCGCGCCCTAGGCCACTCTTTAGCGTCTGCGGCTGGCTTCCATGAAGCCTTGGCATAGGTCAGATTGCCTTCCTCGTCGAAGCGGGCGAAAGGATAGCATAACACACGTCCAGACGGAAGCGCATACCAAAGATGCAATCCGTCAAATAAATATGTAACGCGGCCAATCTTGAACTCACGGCCCTTGTTTCGCATGGCGCGCATATAGGTGTCCTCAAGGCCAGACCAGTAAGGCACGGCCCACTTGTTAGCGCGGCGCCATGCGTCCACCATGCGCTTTGCGTCGCTCTCCGACATCAGCAAGCCGTAGATGCGGCCCATGCTGGCAAACGCACCGACGCCGCCGGCGAAGCCGCACGCCAACTCTTGAACCTTGCCGATCTGGCGCTGGTCTGTGTTGACATCGCCGTAACCGACATGGAAGGTCGCCATAGCGTTGTGCTTGTAAACGTCTTCACCCTTGGCAAAGATGTCTAGCTTGTTAGCACCGAAGGTGCTGTTGGACGCCCACGGCGTCACCCGCGCTTCGATGGCTGCCCAATCGGCAACGACCAGCCGCTTGCCTTTGTCAGCCATCAGCGCAGGGCGTAGCATACCCTTCAGCACGTCAGTTACGCGGCGGCCATGCGCGGGGACAATCTGGTGACCGCGCACCATAGCCTGCCGCACTAATGCCGGGTCGGCGGCGCACTTTCTTGGGAAGTTGTGGACCTGAAGCCCAAATGATGAAGCGCGGCCAGTAGCACTGCCTCCTGCAAAAACAAATGCTCCTCTAACTCGAAAATCTTCCTCATCAGCAAGCGCCGCGGCCCGCTCGAACTTTGCAACGGACGATGCCCACAGATCGTCCGCGCACTGGATGACTTCTGCAACTTCTGATGGAACTTCATCTGGATTTTCCTCTGCCAGCGTGAGCAAGTTAGCGCGCACGTTCTTGTCAATAGATAGCTTGGCTTCACCGTCTTTGTAAATAGTCGCCAGTTCAAGCGCCTGCGGCCCTACCCTGTCCAGCACCCACACCTTCATCTTGGGGCTGCGGACGGACTTAATCTCGCCCTTCGTCACCTCTGCGACGATGTCTTGTATCTCGACCAACTCTTCTTGGGCGTAGCGCACAGCGGCCAGCGCCAGCGGCCTGTCAAGCAGGACGCCGCGGTCGTTGATGCGCTCGTTGGTGTGATAATCGGCCAACTCTTCAGCCGACAGCGGACGCTGTGCCTGCGCGATGGCCCGCATGGCCCGCACGTCCTGTTCGCAATAGTCAACCATTTCCTGCATCAAGCCTGCGTCCTCGCGGAACGTGCCGTCTGATTGCGGGATGGACAGCAAGCGGATCAGTTGACCGCCGCGATGGTCTTTCTTCATGGTCGCGCCAGCGAAGCGGCCCACATCCTCAAGGCTACCCGGCGCGCAGTTGGCGCGGGCTTGCGCTGCGGTGCAGTAAAACTGCTCCAGCTTGAACTCGACCTGAAGGACATACCAGAATATCAGGCGCTCGAACGCTGCGTTGTGCGCGTATACCAGCCCCTTGTGATCACGCACGGCCTGCGGGAAAGGCTCACTTGGTAGCCACGTCCGCACGTCATCGTCATCAAATGCGTAGGACATGCACAACACGTCGGTGCTGGCGTCCTGCGCGTAGTTGTAGACGCCGCGGCTGCGAAGGTCGCAACGGCTGCGCGTCTCAAAGTCAACCCATAAAATAGACATAGAAGTTCTCACTCTTCCGCTACTCGCCGGGGTGGTGGATCACCCCGGCTTTCACGCCCCTTAAACTACGCGACGACGACGACGCGCACCTTCAGCGGCTTCAGGTTCAGCGGCGACTTCCAACTCCGCATCCTCTGGTTCAGCAACCGAATTGGTATCCATTGACACCCAATCGGTGATATCAAAAATAGGCGTATAGATGCGACCATAGGTCTTGTGCTGGTAATGCTCTGACGACAGCGAGAGCAACGGCACAGGCTTAGTTTGGTCCTTGTCCACCTGATCGGCAATGGCAACAGCCAATGCCTGCACAGCGCGTTTGCCGCCGACTGATGTAGCCGTGAAGCGCGCCTGCATGTCCTTGTCTTCGCCGTTGGTGCAGACCAGCATCATGCCGACTTGCATTTCCCAACCGCGCGTTGCGCCTGATGGTGCTGGTTCCAACTCTGGCAGCGGCTCTGACACCGGCACCAGCTTTTCAGCCAGCACTTCGCCATTACCCCATGCGATGTAGCCATGCACGAACGAAAACGGATTAGCGGCCCACAGGCTGCCGTCTTCAACTTCGGTCTGGTCTGCACCGAAAACCCAATGGCCTGTCTTGTCCATCTTGAGGATGACTGTGCCGCCCGGCGCAACTTCCGATTGGATGGAACGCAAAGCGCCAGAGAGAGACTGAACGGACGGCAAGTTAGCGCCGCCAAAAGTAGTGATATTCGACATTGTATTGTACCTTTTCTTTTACTGGATTTTAGACATAGCTTTTGTGAGCGTCTGTCCGATTTGCAAAACCGCTGGCCGAGGATCATTCTCCGGCGCAAGGGTAGAGCCTGTTGAGACGGCGGCAACTAAGTCCGCCGGCAATTCTATCTTAGCTTTCTTCAAAGCCTTTTCCGCTTGGGCTGGCGACAGCGGCTTGGGTTCACCCCATGCCTCTATACCCGCTTGGGTCATAAATGCTACAGCCTTATCCTCATTTGTCCACTGTCTTGTGGCGCGTTTGTTGACCAGCTTCCAACCGGGGACTTTGCGGCCTTCTTCCAGAAGCCCGTGCGCCATCTGCTGTAAGTCTTTGATGAACGCTTCAATCAGCGGCGCCTGTTCCAGATAGTGTGCAATCTGGTCAATCGGCAGCGCGTCCATCTTGGCTTTCAGTGCGCGGTCTACAGCGCCTGTCATCACAGGACAGATGGGCTTGGCCGCGCACCACTTGCAATGGTCGCCTGACGCCAACGGCGCGTCTGGCCGCGCAGCAATCTTGACGGCAGCGGCAAGTTCTTTCTCGAACGCGTCAACGCGTGCAAGGTCTGTCACCCACCGCTTGACGTAGGGCGGCTGCACAATGATTAGTTCGACTTCTTTGGCGCCTTCAAAGGCCCACGCCGTTTCCGCCGTGCGTTTAGCCGCCGCAGCGTAGAAGAGTAGCTGGCTGTTTTCCTCGACTTCGACAGCCACGCCATCGCCAAACTTCCAATCCAGAACGACCGCTCGATCACCAAGGCGACCAAGAAGATCGGTAGAACCAAAAACGTCAGGCAGAAAATCACCAAAACCAACCCTGCTCTCAACAGCATATTCCATCTCCCCCTTGGGGTCTATTTCGTCCAGCGCGCGCAGCGCCGGTATCAGCTTGTCATCGACCAGTGCTTCAGTCAGCACGGTTTTCTCATAGGTGGTGCCGACCATGCTGTACGGGTCAAGGTCACGCTCCAATATGGTGGCTATAGTGTCATGCAGGAGCGTGCCTTCGTCGGCGTAGCTGCTGCTGGGCTTCGGCGGTACTGTGTCCACCAGCGCCACACTGCCGGGGCAGGCGATGACGCGTTTGGCGGTCGAACCGCCGACTATCTTACTATGTTGCATATCATACCTCACTCTACTGTTTGAACCGCCATCATACAGACAACAAAATTTGATGCAAGGCTTGAAATGCAAAAAATTTTGGAGTAGCGTTTTGGCATGACTGAGAAAGAAATAGAGCGGTACTTCTGCAAACGCGTGCGTGCGGTTGGCGGTTTCGCGTACAAATTCCGCAGCATTACGCAAGTCGGCGTCGCCGACCGCATAGCCTGTATGCCCAACGGTGAGGCTTGGTTCGTGGAACTGAAGCAACCTAACGGACGCCTATCTGCGTTGCAGCGTATCTTTTGCGATGAGATGACGCACACCAAGCAGCATTACGCCTGCTTATGGTCAAAAGAGGATGTGGACGAATGGCTCAAACGCTTCAGCTAAGACCGTATCAGCAGCAGGCGGCGACGTTCCTGTATGAGAACGACCGCGCCATGATCCTTGCGCCTGTCGGCGCGGGCAAGACTGCCATTACTTTGACGGCGATGGATGAGATGCTGCGCGATGGCATTGTCAACCGCTGGCTGGTGGTGGCGCCGAAGCGCGTCTGCACAGACGTGTGGCCGGTCGAAGCACCGAAATGGTCTGGCATCACTCCGGCGTTGGCGGTCGGCACGCCAGCGCAAAGGGTGGATGCGTTACGGAGTGACGCCAGTGTGGTCGTCATTAACTATGATAATTTAGATAAGCTAGAGAATTTATCGAGTTTTGATGGAGTTGTGTTTGACGAACTGACGCGGTTGAAAAACCCCAGCGGCAAACGCTTTAAGGCTTTGGAGAAAATTATGTCTACGATGAGGATACGTTGGGGGTTGACAGGTTCGTTTACATCGAACGGCCTTGAGGATGTTTTCGGTCAGTGCAAGATCATTGACCAAGGGTTGTTGGGCCGTGCCAAGGGTGCGTTCCTGCAACAGTATTTTATCTGCACCAACCGTGAGTTCGGCCAGTGGATTCCGGCAGCCGGCGCACTCGAACAGGTGATGGCGCGGATTAAACCAGCGACGTTCGTGTTGGAGCCGGGCGAGTATAAGGACAAGCTGCCGCCATGCCACGTCACAGAGGTGCGCGTCGCGCTGGACGACCGCAAGCCATACGAAAGAATGAAGCGTGACTATGTCGTGCGCTTCGGCAACGACCAGATCGTAGCGCAGAACGCCGCGTCGGTGACGACTAAGCTGCAACAGATGGCATCGGGCTTCGTCTACAACCGTGACGCTGGACCGGGTTCGATATGGTTCAGCAGTCACAAGTTCGACCGGCTGGAAGAGTTGCTGGCGGAGAACCAGCGGGCCAACACCATCGTTGCCTACACCTATCAGGAAGAGTTGGCGGAACTGAAGCGCCGCTTCCCGCACGCAAAGACGATGGACGACGCTAACGTCATCGAACACTGGAACGCAGGGCAAGTCGAGTTGCTGTTGGTCCACCCTAAGTCGGCAGGCCACGGCCTGAACCTACAGCATGGCGGATGCCACATGGTGTTTCTGTCGCTGCCGTGGTCGCTGGAGTTGTACGAACAGACGGTTGGACGCCTGCACCGCAGCGGCCAGACCAAGGACGTGTGGGTCTACGTGATGCTGACCGAGAAAAGTATTGACGAACGTATATGGGCGGCGCTGCACGACAAGCGTGCGGTGTCCGACATAGCATTAGAGGAATTGAAAGATGCGAACTAAGTTTTTACCCTACGTATGCCGTTATGTTAATAACGAAGGCGCGTGGCTGGCCGCTTACTACGACAAGGACGGCGCTGATTGGCCTGTAGCGATGATGATCAAAGGCGCCGGAATTAAAGAAGGCGATGCAATCTCTATCGCCTATCTTATGCAGCCGGCATCGGCAAGGCAGATTGTAGGGCTTGACAAATGAGTAAACTGAACTGGCGGTCGATGATTGCCGTGCTGTCCGACCTTACGGAAGATGAACTGAAGCAGGCGCTGGACGTTGAACTGAAGACGCATAAGCGGCCCGCCATTGCTCGGCGGCTGCATCAGCGGTACTCTGCAATGCGGACGGCGCGGGAGCGCGTTGAGATTATAAAGGGAATGAAGAAATGACAGATCATGCGGCTGCCGCAGTAGAGGCGTTGGAAAAGATAATCGCCATGCTGCGGGCAGGGGTTTCGCCAGAAGATTTAGGTGAGGCCGTCATCTTACTGGGCCGCTTGATGGCCCGGCGCACTTGATATTAAGGAGTTAGGATAATGACAATGTTTTTAATGTTCGCCTTCATCATAGGCGCGGCTTACATATGCGGAGAGGATAACGGGAAGCATCCTCGCCATAGGTAAGTTCACTTTTCTAACAACAATATCCCGCAAACTGGCTTGTGGCTTAGGTTTGCGGGATATGCACCTCAAACAAAATTAAGCTACCTCTAGCATTTCAGTAGTAATCATCACACGCCCTACGGCTCCGTACTTTTTATGGTACGTGATAGCCCATGCTGCGCGATCCGCAATCCAGCCGCCGCGCGCAGCGTAGGCATCCCGCGCAGCAAGGGTAGGGTGTTGCACAACTGTCACACCATTATATTCTTTTTCGTCGCGGTGATGGCGGTGGCCGCAGTGTATTTCACGGCGCGTAGTGCGGCCCCACTCTTGCGGGAACTGCGCGGCGAACAGCAGCGGTAGATTTTCGTTCTTGACTTTGTGGCCGTGGTGGACGCCCAGCATAGTGTTGCCCCACTCGAACACGTAGAACGGCAGGATGCTGTCGTTGACAGTGACGCGGGATTCTTCTTCGTAATGCACCGCGAACAGGTCGGCCAGCCAGCCGGCGCTCTCTTCATCGTGATTGCCTTCGGCGATAATCAGATAGACTTCTTGATGGCGTTGCAGACAGATTGCCACCAGTGAGCGGATGATGCGGATCGCTGCGCGGCGTATCTTGGGGAAGCGGCTGTCAGCGTCCAGAACATGTTTAGCTGTCGGTGTTACTGGCGTCTTGCCGTCAGTGTGCAAGAAGTCGCCTTGGATGTTGAGCACTCCTGTGTGTGCATTTGGGCTTTGATTGACCATCTGTACCAGCGCAGCGATGATGGTTTTCTCTGCCAGTGATACGTTCCAATCGCTGCCGCCCTCTTGATGCCATGCCAGCATACCAAGGTGATAGTCGGTGAATGTGTACAGGTTGCATAGCTGCTCTTCAGAAGCCACTGGAGCAACAGTTGATACCGCGGGCGGTATCTCATCCTTGAAGCCTTTGATTGTCTCGCGCATGGCGTCCATGAGCGCCTCGTGGCTAAGAGACGCCTTTACCCATTGACCCGATGGTTTGCCTTCGGAGTTGTAGTAGGTGGAGACGCCCTTGGCGACAAAGCCTTCTGGCACTGGCCGAGTGAAGTCATGTTCAGGCGCATAGCCGAACTTTGCAGCCTTGCGTTTGACAGCCAGATAGGTTTCGCTTGCGCCGCCGACGTTCATGCCTAGCTCAACAGACGCGGCCCTAGCACTACCAAGACGTTCTATGGCTTCTAAGATTTCACGCTGACGAGGCGTACAATATCTGTACAGATTTTCGTCTATTGATATAGTCGATGGCATTTATTTGCCTTTCGGGCAATCCGCTTCGCAGATACAAACAAAGGCGCTGTTATGCGCCTCTATTTCTGTGACAGTTTCTGATGAATCTTTTGTTGCATCGTAACTAATTGGTTTTGCGATAGCACAATAGCTATTGACGGGAACGGTCGAAACGGTCGCGCAGCCGCTCAGTGCGCTCAGGATCAGGAATGGCAATGGCAGCTTCGCCAAGTTGGATTTGCTCGTTGATGGCATCGGTTGTTTCCTTAATGATTTCCTGACGCCCTCGCTGCTTCCAACGATGCTCTGCCCAAGCACCCAACAGCTTGTCCAGAACACCCAGCAAGAGCGTCAGAAACTTCATTATTCGGCTGGCTTCTCTGCCAAGAACACGGCGGCTGCACCGGCCAGACCAGCCGCGGCTGCTGAGATGGCGGTCCATTCAGCGTCAGTCAAACCAAATGCCAGCGCAAGACCGGCAAAGCCTGCGTATGTGCTAGGCTCTTTCAAACGGTTTAGTAACCAAGATACAAAGTTCATGTTATTTTCCCTTCGGATAAAACTTCCAAGGCAGTTCCCAGTGTGGGCCGTCCTTGAAAGCGCGCCAATCGCCGCCCCATACGAGCGGGACTTTTTCGTTCGCAGCGGCGGCTTTCACGATTTTAGCCAGCCGGTGATACAGCGGCCAATCCCATGATACTTTTCCGTCAATCATCGGTGCCAGATCGACGGCGTGTCCGGTGAGGTGACGCGAGTTCATTGTCCTTGATGCGCCCTGCCTGACCAACTGCACTTGGCGGTCGGTGGTACGCAAGCCTTCCAGCACTGTGAAGTCAAGGTCGGACACGGCTGCGGCTTTCTTGACAACGCGTACTAGGTCAGGGTGGACGCCCTCAAGCCGCGACAGGCTGCGTTGACCTAGTATGATGGTCATGCAGCGCCTCTTAATATTATGCCGACCAACAGCATAATGATTGTGCCAGCTACAGTCATGCCGATGGTTTCAAGACGCTTCAACCGCGCGCAGATACTTTCATAACGAAATGCACAGACCTGTTCGTGCGTGTTGAGTTGTGCTTGTGTTTCGTCGATAGTAGCCATAAAAGTACTTTCTAGTTAAAAGCCAAGACGGCGGCGTTCTTCCGCTTTCTTGGCCCGGTCTTGTGCTAATACGTTTTGCTGCGCGACAGGCGAAAGCGCAAAGAAGCCACGTCCGCCGGGCTTTACACCGCCGCCGGGTTGGGCGGCGCTGACAAGCGCACGGTTCGCTTGGGTGCGCGTCATCCGGTTCGCGGCGCCTTTTGCAAGCGCGGCTGCGGTTTGCGTCCCGCCTACAACGGCTGCGGCGGTAGGTGACATCGTCGCCAAGCCACCATAGCCTGCACCATAGACCGGCATCTGCGTGCCGAACAGGCGCGCGCTAGGCGACAGTTTGCCTAGTGTCATCAAAATGTTTTGGGTGACTGTGCCGTTAGCAACCTTTTTGATCAACTCTTGCGTTGGCTTATCAAACCGCGACAGCTTACGTTCGTTCTTGGCTATCTTGGTAAACTCATCGCGCAACGCGCGGGGGAATGTTTTAGTGCTGTCGGCGGCGCTTGATGTTCGTGTTGCAGCATCAAACGCATTTTCAAGCGTTTCCGTCTGATAGCCCCGCCCACGAACGGTACGCGCTTGCCTAAGAAACGCGTTAGCCGCTGCCGCGTCGCCAGCCGTTGTTTGCGCTGGCGTCAAACCGTCCATGAAATCGTCGATGACTTCTTCAAGCGCCTGCACCATAGCGCGCTCATCCGGCGTGCCCCGCTTGCCGCCGGCTTCGCTGTACGGAAGGTCGCGGACTGACCGCCTAAACTTTTCCAGCATATCAAATGTCATTGGCTTGCCGGACTTTACATCAAACAGCTTTAGGGCTTCGTTGACCACTTTGTCCGTGTCAGGATCAAACCGCAAACCGCTTAGTTTTGTACGCGCGGCGGCTGCCAAGTCGGTCATCGCTTGCGGCGCGACGTTTACGTTTTCGGCTTCCATTGCACGATATAGCTTACCGGACTCTTCTTTTAGCGCGGACGCGGTCACTGGTTTAGTTTTAGGTGTGCCAGCTTTAGCACCCAGCCCGCCGCCAGCTAAAGAAAGCCCTGCTAATGCAAGCGGGTTTGTGACATCAAAATAGTTCGACGCAACAGACGGCGCAGCGGCAGCGCCCATTGACGCGGCTGTTTGGCCTCTGGCGTTCTGGCTCAACAAGCGCATAAAGTTCTGCGACTGCGGCGATGCAGCTACGTCAGCTAACGTCTTAAAGCCTTGCGCCTGACCGAATCCACCAGCGCCTGCCGCCAGAACGTCGCTGTACACTTGCTCACCGCGCGTCTCAGGGCGCCGACCGACGCCGACAGTTTCATAACCGCGGCGGATAGTCTCTGACGGCAACGGAACACGCTCACCACCAAATAGCGGTGCAGCTATGTTGTATAGGCCGGTGCCGATGTCGCCGACACCCAACGACAGAACGCCGCCCGCAGCACCGGGGATAGCACCGACGCCCGCAAATGGTGCGCCAGCCGCAGCACCAAGCCCTGCCGCAGTTGCATAGGGCAGCAGCGCGCCGGTAGTGACGCCGGTCACTTGCGTGACCTTGTCCATACCTTTGCGGGGTGCCTTAGCGCGGGGCGTTTTTATTTCGACGACGCCCAAACCTTCGTAAGGGTCTACATCTATCTCTTCGTAAACGCCTAGCCCTGCGTAGGGATCGTTCTGTTTCATGGCCGCGTCATGATCCTTCCATCGGTGGTCTTCCAACGCTTGATATTTGGGTTGGCGCGCACTTGTTCTGGCGTCAAAGTCTGAAGGGTGGGCGTGCGCCGCGCGCCTTGCGCGGGTGCGGTACGCGGCGCACCGTACAAGTCTTCTAGCGTGTCCAGAGTAGTGCGCGCCGCTTCAATTCCCTGCGTAGGGTCAGTCAACGCATCCAATGTCAACTGAAGTTCTACGTTCGAGTTCATTTCTTGCGCGGACATACCTGTCGCGTTCTTGATGGCGGTCGCCAACAGCTTACGCGAGTTGATAATTTCTGATAGATATTTCGACGTTTTTGTACCTACCATCTTTTGCGCTTCGCGGCCAAGGCTTGAAGAAGCAAAATAGTCCATCGCGTTTTCAAAACCACCGCGGGTTTCTGATGGGATAGCTTTGGCTTTATCCAACTGCTCATAGGCGGCGCGGACTTTTTTGATTAGCGTGCTTACCTGTTTGCGCCCCGGCAATTTTTCAGCGGCTTTCTTTTCGGTTTCAACAATCGCGGTAGCGCGGGCTGCCGCTGCCGCTTTAGCTGCTGCCTCTGCGGGCGACTCACGCCCTGCAATTGCTTCTTGACGCACACGTTCAATAGGCACCTGTGACGAGCCGGGCAGCGGCGACACGTTAGGGTTACGCATCTGAAGCGGCGTGCTTGTGCGCGTCTGTGCCAGCGTCTGTTCCATCGGCGGCGCGCCGCGCAGGCCAGCGGTCTGCGACTCCATCGGCTCACCGCGGTAAACAGCAAACTGCGACTCCGGTGTGCGGCCATCATACGCCATCGGCGACACTTCAAAGTCGGCTGGCGCCCCACGCATTTGATTGTCAGTTACGCCGGGCGTATTTGGCGTCACTTGGATGTTGTTCTGCTGCACCCATGCTGCGATCTTGGCGCGGCTTTGTGGCTGTGCAATCGAAAGGATTTTATCGTAATCGGATTTGGACATGACGCCCGTTTCCAACGCCGACGCTACTACTAGGCCCAGCGATCCGGGATCGGCATCTGCGGTCGATTGCGGCGCGGCGCTCATGGGTGCAGCAGCGGCAGGCGCGCGCGGCGCAACAGGTGTTTCTGGCGCGTCGTATACGGCGCGTTGCTCAGGGTTAAGACCGCCGACAACAACCGACCTAGGCAGCCCTTCTCTAGAAAGTTCCAAGCTGGCAACTGGCGTTGCAAGCGAATATTTGAGTACGTCGTCGGCTTTTGCGATAGTAAGAATTTTTGAGTTTTGGTTCCACTCGTCAGGAAGCGGCAACTCATTTGCAAACGCAGGGATGTTTGTGACAATCTCTTGGCGTAAAACGCCGTACCGTGCTTTGTCCGCAGGGTTAATAGTAGCCAACCTATCGCGGTACTGTGCCGTTAAATCTTTAAGATAGCTTAACTCTTTTTCGCGGATAGTCGCCGTTTGCGTCTGCGCTGCGCGCTCTTCTGCCCTAGCAGCAAAATCCATTTCCTGCGATAAACGCTGTGCTTGACGCTCAGCCGCGCGCTGCTGCGCCACCGTGTTTAGCATCTGGCCCATCTGCGCGGTTACACGCGCCGGATCGGGAAGCTGTGGGTTACGCGCCTGAAGGGCTATCATTTGGTTTGCCATGTTCAATTAACCTTTTGGGATACCGCCGGGGGCGCCGCTATTGTAATAGTTCATCATAGCGTTCTGCATTGGATAGTTTGTCGCAATACCGCCAACTTGACCAAGGGCGGTGTTAAGCGCGTTAGCTTGACCGATGTAGCCTGACGCGCGTGCAGCGCCAGCGTTGTAGATGTTCGACGCTTGGTTCTGGCCCATCTGTCCAGCAGCGCCTGTAAGCACGTTGGTTGCTGACTGACCCGAACCCATCAGCGATTGCAGCGGATTAAGACGCGCCGACCGCTCGACCTGATAGCGGTTAAACGCGTTCTGATATTCTTGGCTGGCTAAGTCTTGGCCGAAACGCTGCACACCCTTCAAGGTGGAGCCGGACAGCAGATTGCCGCGTGCGGCTGCCGACCGCTCTAGCGCCTTCATGCCTTCAGCTTGACGGAAAGCATAGCCGGGGTCTTGCTGGAATTGATCTGTGCCAAAGGATTTCGCCATGCTGCCGTAGCCAGCGGCGGTCTTGTCGCCGCCGATGCCCAGCAACTGCATAATCTCTTGCTGCGCTGTCAGGCCACCTTGGCGAAACGGCTCTTGCAGTTCCGTCTGCCGCTGGAACATGCGCTCCTGCGCTGCGGTCGCGTCTTGCGCGGCGCGCTCTTGCGTTCTGGCTGCTTTTTTAGCGCCACTAGAGGCGATCATCCCGCCGCCGATTGCGCTTGCGGCGCCGATCCCTGCTGCGATTACTGCTGGTGGCATTTCGGTAACTCCATCTTATACAGGTCGTATGCGGACCCAAGTGTATATATCATCTCACCTGTGGGTTGCATACCCCCCTTGCGCGCGTACATATACACGCTAGGGGCGTTAGGGGCAATCCGTGCCCACAGAGTCTCAGCACCGTTTTCTACGGCAAAGTCAATAGTAAATTGACGCGCCTTAGCAGCCCACTTACCGCGGCCTTTCGGCAATATCATTACATGCACTTCGTATACGTTGGGTGATGTCCACGCCAACACGTAACCGCCGTGCTCACCCATTAAAAACCAATTCTTATCAAACTGGACCGCGTCGGTAAAATCTAACTCACCCACACTAACTGCGCCTATGAATGGACGGACGTCAGGGTGGTTAGCTACCCCATTGATCCGATCCACATCAAAGCACCTTTTAAGCATTAGCTAACCAGACGACCTGACGCGCGGATGTTGATGGCGGATGCCGTGCCAGCGATGGTGCTGATAAAACCATTGTTCGGCAGCACATGGCCGACCAGTTCAGGAAACGTATACGTCTCTGATGGCTGGAGCGTTTTGGTCTTGACAATCAAGTTGTCGTTGCCGGCGGAGCCAGCAGCCGTAATTAGGTTGACGCTGATCGTTGCTGCCGACGCCGAATAATTCGTAGCCGTAAACTTGTCGATGATAGTTTGCACACCATTTGACGTGTACTGCGTCACTTGAGTTGCTTCCGCTGTCTTAGCGGGAATGATGTTACTGATAGATACGGCCATATCTTATTCCTTATAGCGAAGTAATTGTTTGCCAAGCTGCACCGCTATATACGCAGGCTTTGGAAAGCGTAGTATCAAATACCATAAGACCAGCCGCAGGGCTAGATATAGCGTTCTTTTCAACGGTTGTCATGTTGGGTAGACGAAAACCTTTGGTAGTTGACTGCACATCCAAAATTGCGGATGCGTTTGCCGTAGCCCCAATTCCGACGTTACCGTTGCCGTCAATACGCATACGCTCATCTGCGGTAGTCCAGTTAGCCGCGCCTGCGCTGCTGGCGTTATAGAAAATTAACGAGCCTTGGCCGTTAGCGTTTTGCCGAAGAATACCGATTGCAGCTTTGGAATATGTGGTATCAGATGAAAACTCAATACCGCCGATACCTGACCCGCTATTGCTGTTCTGTGACCGAATACCGGCGAAAGCACTTCCGCCCGCTACAGATACGTCAAGACGTTGTTGCGGCGAAGTCGTACCAATTCCGACATTGCCGCTGCTATCTATACGCATACGCTCGTCTGTAGTAGCCCAGTTAGCCGCGCCTGTGCTGCTGGCATTATAAAAAGCTAGTGTGCCTACACCGTTGGCGGCACCGCGAACCAAGCCGATTGCAGCTTTTGCGTAAGTGGCGTCGGAAGAGAACTCAATACCGCCGATACCCGATCCGCTATTGCTGTTTTGTGAGCGAATACCAGCGAAAGCACTTCCCCCCGATACAGATACGTCAAGACGTTGCTGCGGTGAAGTTGTGCCAATCCCGACATTTGTGCCCGTGTCGTAAACAATAGATGCGCTGACGGCTGATGTGCCGTTACCCTTTACCAGATAACCGGATGTGAGCGTGGTTGCACCCGTGCCGCCGTTGGCTACAGGCAGTGTACCTGTGACTTGAGTTGTAAGGCTGACGTTTGATAGAGTGCCCCCAAGCGTAAGCGATCCCGAAGACGTTACCGTTCCTGTAAGCGTAATACCGTTGACAGTTCCCGTACCGCTGACGCTGGTTACAGTGCCAGAACCCTTATTATTGAATGTAGTCCAATCAGTGCTAGTCAGGTATCCATTGACCGAAGCTGTAGCTGCGGCCATACTAATAGCCGGAGTGGTGCCGCCAGAAGACACAACAGGGGCCGTGCCAGTGACGCTGGTGACCGTGCCTGTGGTTGGTGTTGTCCATGTAGGAACGCCAGCCCCTGCGGATGTAAGCACTTGTCCAGATGTGCCAGCAGCCGTAAACGCGTATGCTGTTCCTGTTCCATAAGGCACAGCCCCTGCCGTCGGTGCAGATGTTCCATTAGTGCCGCCATTGGCAATAGGGAGCGTGCCTGAGACTTGTGTTGTGAGGCTTACACCAGACAGTGTGCCGCCAAGCGTTAGTGACCCTGAAGACGTTACCGTTCCTGTCAGCGTAATTCCATTTACCGTACCTGTGCCGCTGACGCTAGTAACCGTTCCCGACCCTTTATTGTTAAAAGTAGTCCAATCGGTACTGGTAAGATAGCCGTTAACCGAAGTTGTCGCGGCAGGCATACTAATGGCGGGTGTCGTACCGCCGCTAGATACAACGGGGGACGTTCCTGTGACGCTAGTGACAGTTCCTGATGCGCCGGTCAAAACGCCAGCAGACAACGTCAAACCGCCAGCTACGCTGATCTCTTCGGCTGCGCCTGTGCTGGCTGTAGTGCGACCTAATAGACGGCTGGTAGACATCGTAAGGCCATTGGCAGAAGCATACGCACTGGGGGCAACATAGTCAGTTGCCGCGACCGCTGCGGACAGCGCGGTTCCGTTACCCTTTATCAGACCTGTAACTGACGTGGATAAAGTGATTGCAGGCGTTGTAGTGGCAGTAGCAACGGTTCCTGCAAATCCATTAGCTGAAACAACAGAAACGCTTGTAACCGTTCCAGTTCCCGCTGTAGAGGAAATGGTAATTGAGCCTGAACCGTTAGTGATGCTGATGTTTGTGCCAGCAATCAGAGTGGCTTTGGTTAGCGTGTTGCCTGTTGTGTTGCCAATCAGAAGCTGGCCGTCTGTATAGGTAGTCTGGCCCGTGCCGCCATTGGCTACAGCCAACGTGCCGCCAAGTGTGAGCGTGCCGCTTGTCGTGATCGGGGAGCCTGTAAAGGTCAGGCCAGTTGTTCCACCAGACGCAGCAACTGAAGTGACAGTGCCGCCAAGATCAGGCGGCGTAACACCGAAAGCATTTTGCAGATTGTTTAAGCTACTCTCTAGGCTTGCCACCATACCATCAGACGTAATTGCGGACGCTTGTGTAGCTGTTGCCAGCATGGCGTCGTAGGTAGCTAACAGTGATGCTGTGTCTGGCCCTAACGTAACTTCTTCTTGATTAGCCTGCGTAGCAGTCAACAGTGACAGAAAAAACCTGTACCATTCACGACTAATCGCGCCTGACCGTTCGTCAATAAAAGCGACGCGCGGCGGCGTTAGCTGGGTGGGGTTGATCGGCGCCAATGCCATCAGGCGTTTGTCCCACTAAGTATCAGTTCAGCGCCCATGATATAAATCCGTACAGGGTCTGTGCCAGACACTTCGTAGACGCGGTCGCGTATCTTCATCGTTGCGCCAAGGCGACGCCATATTGTTCGGAAGCCAAACCGGCCAATTTTCCCCATCGACTTCCAATGTTCATTAGACCATGTATGGCCGCCGTCATCGGAAAAACGCAACATGACTTGTGGGTTATACCCCGGCGTGTCGGGATACGCCATTGTCACAAGAAAAGTGCCATCTTCTGTGGTTATGTTAACTTCCGTTTCAGTAACTAACTCTTGTTCGCCTGCGCCGGGAGACAATTCAAGTCCTACACCAGTTTCGCAGTCAAGCTGCATTGAATGTTGAATAGTGCGCGAGAGGTTGTTAGCGCCTGTTGGCAACGCGCGCCACGACCGCAGCCATTTCTGTGGTTCGCCATCGTCAGCGTACACATTCAAATCAAACTCGTAAATCTTGCCGTTTTCGTAGTCGCCAACAACCGTGGTATTATTAAAGAACATCTGGTTATTGGCGCGGTGACGGTTAAAATCACCGTTAGCAAACGATGCGCGCTCATGCCACGCACCAGTAGCAACATCATACACCCATGTTGTGTCGGCGCTGGGGAAGTTTAAAACGTAAAAGCTATGGCCATCCTGCTGATATGTGTAGCCTGTCGCGTCTGAAATGTCAGCATACTCTTGCATCTGCCATTCGATAGCGTGCGTCGAAACGCGCTGTCCGATGTAACCCGCAGCTTTGTAAACAATCCCTTGACCGCGCGCGTCCCTACCTAGCCAGTAGACTTGGTTGTCCATTTTGGCGATGCTGTAAGGCGCGGCGCACCCCAGTTCGTTAAACGCACCTTGGATACGCGCCAGCGGAAAGTCGAGCAGCCCTGCGTCATACCAGACTTCGGTTGAGTTTGTGCCAAACACCCAGACTTCGCGGTGATCCACAAAGACCGCAACAACATTGTCTGGATTGCCTTCAGCGCTGGAAAATTCCAGTGGGTCAATACTGGTTCCATCAAGTAATTGCGTAACCCAGATTTTTTGGCTGTTAGGTTCATTGAACGTAAAATATCCGTCGATGTAACCCACCGTGCCTGCGCCGGGGAAATCTGGGTCGCCAATTTGCTGAAATACGTTGGTGCTGGCGTTATAGATGTAGCCTTGCGGATTAGCCGCAATAAATAGTTGCGTTCCGTTGTCAGCCATGCTGACAGGGCCCGAACCCCCCACACTACCTTTAGCGGTTGCGTTCCAGCTGCTGTCGATCTGATACAGTGTCGGGCCTGAGACAACATAGCCGTAGCCGCCATACGTCCACATACCGCGGATAGGACCAATGCCAACGGTAGCTAGAACAGTCAGCCCCGGCGCGCGCTGAAGAAACGCTGGCTCCTTGCCGCCTTCAGGAACGATCTCAGGAAACAAGTTAACCATGCGGTTGTTGGCGGCATTGACGCTTCTAGCGACATACGCGGAACCAAGGATGGGCGTTTTCATGTTAATCAAACACTTTCTTGTGTGTTGCCCGGCGGTTGAGGAGCATCACAAATCTCCGCAAGTTTTTCGTTCATCAAGCGCATCTGATGACGAAGCTGGATGATTTCCAAGTCGCGCTCACCAAGAGCGCGCGCAAGAGAATCAAAATCAATCGGAAGCGGGTTCAATTTACCACTCTTAGGGAGCGGAACCCTACCCCGGCAGTGTCTGCTGCGTCCTGTGTAATTTGCTTGAGAGTACTTCCTACCCGTATCCACACAGGGTTATCGGCAGCCCCATCTACCCGCATTTGCTCGTTTGTGTCGACCCACAATTCTAACAACCGTCCAGTGGACGCCTGCCATTTCGTTTCGACGCGAATACCGCGCGCGGACACTTCGTTAACTGATGTAGTGAGGTAGACCATCCAGTTGTTTATCTTGCCCTCTGCCTGAAGAATTTGACGCCAGCCAGCCGACGTTGCCGTGTTGGAAGCATAAAATGCGGTGTCTGATTGCGACCCTGATGCCGCATCAGATTGCGCCCAATAAGCTGTATAATTGCTGGCACCGACCTGACCGGGGCGAAGCCCAGCAGACGAGGAGAAATTAATGACATCGACTTCAATTCCAACGACGTTTGTTGGCGCATTTCCAGAAGTCTGTGCTGCGATGATGTTGGCGCCGAACACATCCCACGGCGTAGTTCCAGCGCCCGTGTTGGTTTGCGCGATGGCGGATACACCAACCATTATTCTTTTAGACGGATCGGCTGAAATCGGTGCATTAGTTGAATACGCGCGGAATGAAGCGCCGTTAACTTCAGCTTCACAGCCAGCTTCAGCGATATGTTCAGTTGTGATCGCGCTAATTTTATACT